TTCCTTCTGGTCCGCCACCATCAGAACTCACGCCAGAACAAATCGCTTTCGTAGAGGCGAACTGGAAGACTATGGATTTGATGGAAATGACCCGTCATATCTTCAAAAATGACAACCTCAAGGGCACTAGTAAGGAAGGCACGCTTGTCAGAAAATATCTCACCGACAAGAATTACGCCTACAAGACGACCGCCAAGGTAAGCCGCGAAGTCACTCTTACGGAAGAGCACAAGGAATTCATCGCCAAGTACGCTTCGACCATGAAGCCGTATGAGATTGCCCGCGTCCTCTTCAAGGACGAGAAGTTACAGCCTGCTTCCAAAGAGGCAATCACCGTCCAACTCTATGTCAAGAGTGTCAGCCCTACGCTTCTGCGTAAGGACGACGAATTTGTCAACGAAGAATATTCGCCGCCAAAGACCTTCAAACAAATCCTCAAAAAGGTCAACGAACTCACTTCGCAGAATCTCCTAGAGGACCAACTCAATGTCAAAACCAAGAAGTTCTTGGAGAAGGCATTGGATTTCGTTAACGCTCCACGTTTCATCGGTACGATGACCAACTTGCAAAACGTTTCCGAAAGAACTATTTTTGAATCCGAGTATATTAGGTCTGTATGGGATAAACCCGACCTTACTACGGATGAAATCAACTTGTATATTTCGCTCATGAACGAGTATGTTATTCAAAACAGACTCCATCGCATTATGTCCAAGTTGAACCTTTTGCTTGAGAACGTCACCGATGACCCAGATGGAAAAGTTTCCATTTCGTTGTCAGACGCCATCAAGACTAAGAGCGACGAACTCCACCAGTCCTTGAACCGTCAGGCTGGTTTCGTCAAGGACTTGTCCGGTCGTCGTGCTGACAGACAGAAGTTGCAAACGCAGCGTGCCAAGTCTCTCGTCTCCCTTGTAGAAAACTTCAAGGAAGAAATCGAACGTAAGAACACCATCCGTCTTGCCAATATCCGCAAGAAGAAGGTGGTCGATGAAATGACCCGCTTGGAAAATGAAGACGAATGGGCGGCACGAGTCTTCGGTATCACCAAGGACGAATTGGAGGAATAACATGGCCGTCCGAATTGCCAGTGGTGTCGGAATTCATGTCGGTCCTTCTCAGAAGGAATGTCAGGTCTGCAAAAAGTTCTTTATTGAAAGGGGACTTCATAGCCATATCAGTAGAACTCACGACATGACCTTGGGAGAATACTACGGTAAGTATTACCCGCGTTTCGACCGTCTTACCAAAGAACCTATCCAGTTCGAAGAGGTGGATGAATACTTCGCCAAGGATTTCAACACCCACGACAACATGATTGCGTGGTTGAAGGCCGCTCCGAAGGAAGAGGCGAAGAAGTATCTTATCGACTGCTTGGTCAAGCGTGTCGAAGCCAAGGAACTCAAGTTCGCACCCTCCTTTAACGAAGTGCAGACGACCAGAGAATTGCCGCCGTACAGGGCGTACCGTCATTTCTTTGGCTCCTACAAGGCCGCTTGTGAGGTGGCGGGTGTGGAGGTTTTGTTTGACGACACTATTGTTCCTAGCAAGAGAACTGTTGCACCTGATACCATTCTCATCGACACTCGCGAGCAGCAACCGCTTCCGTTCAAGAATTCTCGCCAGCAGAAGTTGGCGTTTGGTGACTATACATTGGCTGATGAAGCTTACACGTATACCTACGTGGACCGCAAATCCGAAGGCGATTTCAAATCCACCGTGACGGTAGGTCACGACCGCTTTGTCCGTGAAGTGGAGAGGGCGGTTCAGATGGATTCCTATATCTACGTCGTGGTCGAATCGTCCATCAAGGATATCGAAAAGAACAATCTCACGTCCGCCCACAAGGCCAATCTCAACTACGTGTGGGCAAGCATGAGACGTTTGCAGCATCACTTCCCAAAGAACTTACAGTTCGTCTTCACGGGCTCGCGTGAGAAGAGCATGAAGCTCATTCCATATCTCCTAGCTTATGGCAAGGAATTGTGGCCCGCAGACATTCAATCCCTTCTCTCCCAGAAGGGCAAATAATTATGGCATGGATTAAAGGCAAACAACCAATCAACAATCTTCCCGTCGAGAAAGTCAACGACGAACTGGAAAAGATTACCGGCTACCTTAACGACAAGGATGCCGCCACTGCATTGGTCAAATTCTTGAAGTCGAACATCGGCTTCACTGCGAAGCAGATTTCGGGCGTGGACTTGTTCCCGTTCCAAGAAATCGCCATCAAGACGATGTTCAAGAGAGACTACGTGCTGGGTATTTGGTCTCGTGGTCTTTCCAAGTCGTATTCGACCGCTGTGTTTGCATATCTGTATGCTATCTTCCAGCCCGGTGCCAAGATTGCTATTCTTTCGAAGTCTTTCCGTCAGTCGCGTGAAATCTTCAAGCGTATTGAAGAAATCGCCGCTGGTACAGGTGGGCAGTTGTTGGCTGAATGTTTCAACGGCCCAGTTCGTCACATGAATGATGAATGGAATATGCATATCGGCACCTCGGAAATCAAGGCACTGCCGCTAGGCGACGGAGAAAAACTTCGTGGTTTCCGTTTCAATTGCCTTATTGTTGACGAGCTTCTTCTTATGCCCGAGAAGGTCTTGAACGAAGTCATCCTTCCGTTCTTGTCCGTCAACGCCAATCCCAAGAAGCGTCAGGATACGTTCGATGAAGAAACCGAACTCATAAAAGAAGGCTTGATGACCGAAGAGGAACGCACTCAGTTCCCAAATCCAAAGATGATTGGATTGTCTTCCGCTTCCTACAAGTTTGAGCACCTTTACAAAATCTACGAAGATTATGTCAAGAAGATTGAGCTTGGTACGGAGAAGAACGACCAAGGCGTAGACGTTCCGCTAAAGGGTAGCTACGCAGTGCTACAGTTTGCTTACGATATCGCTCCTACGCAGCTTTACTCCGCGTCCCTTATCAGCAAGGCAAAGTCCGAAATGAGCCCTGCTCAGTTCAAACGCGAATTCGGGGCTCAGTTCACCGACGATTCGGCGGGCTTCTTTAGTGCGAGAGCTATGGAAGCTTGCACCATCCCATTCAACATGTCCCCCGTTGTTGAAATCAAAGGCTCCCCAAATGCCTCTTACGTTTTGGCCGTGGACCCGTCTTGGGCCGAAAACGAAAGCTCGGACTTTTTTGCCATGATTCTTTTCAAGGTGTTGCCTGATAAAAAGTATCTACAGGTTCACTCTTACGCTGTCGCTGGCGGCAAACTTAAGGACCACCTTAACTATTTCCATTATCTTTTGACGAACTTTAACATCAAGTTCATCATTATGGACAATGCTGGCGGCGTCCAATTCTTGAATTCTGTCAACGAAAGTAAGAAATTCCGAGACGCAAAGTTGCAATTGGAAGAAATCAAAGATATCGACTTCTCCAATACGGACGATTATCAGGGCGAACTTCGTAGGGCACGCAAAGCATATAACTTGACAACTCGCAAAATCGTTTATATGCAAACGTTTAACAGCGATTGGTTGCTTCGTTCGAACCATCTTCTACAGGCCAACATCAACCACAAGCGTATCATGTTCGCCGCTGACGCCCAAGGTATCGAAGAAGAGTTCAACAAAATGCGTGCAACTCCAATCCCTATCGACCAAATCAATTTTATCGGTCAATTAGATACCGACCCAGAAACGTTAACTCCTGATTATAAGGTAGATTTGAAATTGGACGACAACCTTAGCGACACGGGAAAGAACGACGCCAAGATGATTGACCTTATCGAAAGACAGGAATTCTTGATTCGACTTACGAAGACTCAATGTGCCCTTATCGAGCCGAAAGTCACGGACGGCGGTCATATGAGCTTTTCTCTGCCAAACAATCTCAAAAACCAAAAAGGTGCAAATAAGGCTAGAAAAGACTTATACACAGCTTTACTACTTGGAACTTGGGGAGTGGACTGTTATAATAACATGCTTACGCTCCCTGACGAAAAGCCGGTCGAATGGTCGCCGTTTTTCATAAACTGAGTGTAAAGTCTAAAGTCAACTATTTTCTAACTTATGTCCGACCAGAAACGCAAATATACTTTTAAGAACACAGCCTATTGGGAAGGATTGAAGTCCAAGGAGCGTGTTTCTGAGGTAACTCCGTTGCTTAGAGACAGAAGTCAGGATAGGAAGCCAGCCAGCGTGGGAGACGATTGGGCTCCTACTTCGTACTCTATTTCGCACGGTGCTAACGCGTATAGCACGGGTG